GGTCTATCAAACACTATACGAACTACCTTACCTGTCTTATGGTGTATGTAAGCTTGAACTACTTGAATCTTATGGAGCGTGTCAGAATGCATAGTACGAGTCATCGGTATAGTACTCTTGTCTTATGTGAGTAGTTGCATATCGGATGGCATCCATTGCATCGTCAAAAAGTTTAACCGGCTCATCTGTTATAAAGTCACCTATCTTTTTCCACTTATAGTTTTCGTACTCTCGCTTAATGGCTTTGTCATCTTGGCATATAACGCCAAAGGTCTTTAAGTTGTCAATTCCTTTCTTAACTACCTTGTTAGCGTTTTGCACATCGTACCCGGCTATATTCATCTCTTGGATAATTTCGGGTCTAGAGTAATCTGCTAAGATAGTAACGGTTTGCTCTATGCCTAGACTGCCTAGCTTTTCGATTAGCATAGTGGTAGTTAAGTAGCTTTCGTATATGACAGGCTCAATATAAATATCATTGTCACAATAGTAGACTCTTATCAATGCGGTGGGATGGTTATACCCGAAATCAATTCCGTATACATACTTAACAAATCTGCTAGGTCTATGAGCTACGAATAACCAATTGCTGTATATGTTGCTCTTGCTTGTTGCCTTTTCACCTAGAGCATAGATTTGGTATAAGGCTTCATCTGTACGCTTGAGGTCTTCTATCTGTAGCTTAATGCTTTCCGGTAAGAATGGATTGTCTCGGTACGTTGATTTGATTAAAGTGCTTTCGTCTTTTGGTAGCTCGTATAACCAAGATACACTATCGCTTGGGTTATAGTCAAAGATTAGCTTATCTTCTGTACGCATATTTATTTGAGTGAAGTCATCGAAATAAAGTTCGTTGGCCTCATTGAGCCAAGCTATATCTCTTTTCCTACCTCTTATCTTCTGCTCATTATCTACTGAAAAGAATTCAATCATTGACCCATTGGCAAAGGTGTAGATATGTTCGCTCTTGTTGTGTGCCTCCTGTTTGTATATGCCAATGTCTTTTAGTATCTCTATAAAGTCACGGAGTACTGTAGCTCTCAATGCCGGGAATGTCTTACGGATAACGCTCACTACCTTATTGTTATTCTGTAAGCAATAGATAATCATTAACTGACAAAGCGAGTAGGTCTTAGATGACCTTGAACCACCCTCGTTTATTATAAAGCGTTTGTCACCTGCTATAGCCTCAAAGTTCTTTTCAAAGATGACGGTGCTTTTAATATTCATTTACTCAGTAGGCTTCACGATTGTAACTGTGATAGAGTTAATCTTTTCGTTGTCGCTCGTTACATCTGTATGTTCTTTGAGTGCGTTCAATCGTTGGGTGATGGATGGATTAAATTGCCCCACCATTCCGCCTGTGATTTGGTCATTACGAATTTCTTTCTTTATGTGCGAACAGACTGTCCTATACGCAGAATATCTACCATCTGTATTATCAAAATAGTGGTGAACGTCTGAGTAGTTATTATAGCAAAATATCTCAAAGCCCTCGTTTGTTAAAGGAATCCGTAAAGGCTCTGCTACCATCTCTGCTGTCTTTTGAGATAGTACCCATTTAGTTCTAGGGTTAGCTAATGTATAGGCTTTGTACTCCTCAAAGATTTGCATTAACTTCTCAGGTGTTTCAATGAATTTCGGTTTCATCTTCTTTCGTCTTTTTGTTGTTTTCTACTCCTGTGTATTTTACCTTTGGTGCTGTTTCCTCAAATAAATAACCAAGACCTATAGAGGTATAGTACTTGTGGTCTTTAGCTGTTTCCTCTGTTACTGTAAAAGAGGTTTCGAAATTGTTGCTGTAGGTAGTTATGTACTTACCTAGGTATTCATTCTTTGTCTTCATATTGATTTATAATTAAAAAAGTGTAATAAAATGCTATCCATAAACCTGCAGCCCTACTAGCCCATACATAATCTAGCGTGAAAAGAGCCATTCCACAGCTAAGAGCTATAAGTAATGACAAGATACTAATAAATTGACTCGCTTTCATACCTATATTGTAATTCGTTTAAATTTTGTTTTAAGTCTTTGATAAGATAATACGCTGAGGTGTGGGTTATTCCGAAATAAGTAGCTAATGACCTTGAGGTAATATACCCCTTGTCAATGTAAGCCTCGAAAACTATTCTCTGTACGTTATCTTTTAGGCTCAATCTGTATATTTCAAGTAGTGCCTTTTGGAAAGAGTAGTTTCTGTCTTCTTTTATCTTATCGTTTAGCTCATCGCCATCTATTCTATCCGGTGAATTGTCTTCAATGGATGTTATTCTATCGTCTTTATGGCTCTTGGAGGTAGACCAAAGTATTTGGTACTTGATTGTGTTTAACAGGTAAGCCTTTACCTTGTCCTCATCGCTTGTATTATCATTGATTGTTAAAACGTGCAGGTAAGAGTTGTTGATGACAGTATCTGCGTCTAAATATAGTCCCATCTTAGATAGAAAATAAGCCGTGTAAGCTCTTACCTCGGGATAAGCCCTACTAATGTAATTGTCTAAGGCTTCTTTCATACCATACCATAAAATCTTTGTACCAAATCCTTCGTCTTACTGACGCACAGAAACATTCTCTAGGCTGTATCCCTTCGTATTTTGTTCTTATCCTAAATAACTTAACGCAGGAATGCTTGGAATACCTAATAGTATCAGATAAGCCTTCTATCTCTGCGATTAAATCTATTTCAGCTTGTGTAAACATTCATCTAGTATATAAGCAATAAGTGAGGCTTGACAAGCAAGTATAAAATCAAAGGTGCATATTAAGGTTAACCAAAAAGCCACACATTTAATACAGCCTAAAGCGGAATGTATATGTATGGCTAAAGTACTAGTAGGTTTATACTTAAAAAAATAATCAAAAGTTGCTTGAAGAGGCTCAAAATTAACAAACCACCAAGCTAAAGGAACAAGAGCGAGTAAATTCATACGGTAAATGTACTAAAATAAATTACAATCGTAAATTTTAATTCTATAAATATACTTGTCTAGCTTCTTTGCTGTCTCTAAGCTCACATCTTTACCCTGCAGAAACCTGTCTATATTGTACTGATGGAATTTTTCACCCCTTCCCTGTATCTCTTTGACTATTTGGTTTCGTGTTCGTGTTTTGAGTGCCTCAAGTAGGTAGTCTCTCAAGCTATGGTCATCTATTAACATAAATCTAGGTTTATTTCGTTATCCGCTAAGATTTCAAAGAACTTTTCCCGAATCCGCTCAACTATTTCAAATTGATTTTCTTTTAGTTCTTCGTATTTCCAAATCGTTCGAAGCTCTGCCTTTACTTCAATTAGTGAGTGCCACATTCTCATTGATTTAATAGCACATTCATATTCGAATTGGTCTTCAGGTAAGTTATATTCAATTGTCGCTTTCATTATTTTAGTTAATTATTGTGATTAGTACTTAATTTTCATACTTTACGCAAAAAAATACTTAAAATGGCAAGTCGTCTGAACAATCCAATGCAACTTCTTTAACTGAACCTTCAGCTGAGTTAATTTGCCATCCTTCAATAGTGTTAAAATACTTTATCTCTCCTGTTGGTGACTTCCATTCACGGCCTCTTAGATTAATACTTACCTCTACCTGTTCGCCAATATTGTTTTGGCTTATTAGTTCCGTTTTTTCCTGCGTAAATTGTACGGTTATATACTGCGGATATTTCTCATCTGTTAATATTACGACATCTTTGCTTTTAAATTTGTCGCTTACCTTTCTCATTGCTCCAACAAAGTGGATTCTACCTTTTACTTTCATCTTTTTATTTTAAATTGGTTAATAATTCATTGTAATATTCCCGGCATTGCTCTATTCGTGTTTTAATCTCTTCTATTACCTTCTCGTCTTTTGCTATTTTAAAGACTTTTAAGCGTTTTTCTTTTGGTATATGCCCAAATGTATGTTTAGCCTGTACAAACGCTCTTAAATCTAAACTCTCTTCAATTAAACTTGCTTTCCAATGTTCTCGTCTTATTTCGTCTTCTACTATTTGCAATGGAGTATCTATCAAGCAGTAGCAAAGTAACGACTCTTCTTTACCTGTTAGCCACATATATCCGTGCATTTGGTAAAAATACGATTTATTTACTAGCTTGGTATCGAAAAAAGGGAAAGTAGTGGCATCGTAACTAGATTTGACATCTAGAAGA